ACTGGCAGTCAAGAGGTCAGGGGTTCAAGTCCCCTTATCTCCACCAAAAAATAGAAACAGTTGAAACTATTGGTTTTAACTGTTTTGTTATTTTTTGGAAATTTCTATTTTTTTGCCTTTTTCATACCGTCAAGGTATCACTACAATTTTACATTTTGTCCTCGTAATTTGTCTAATGTTGATAAACTTCTAAAATTATTCACAGTGTAAGCACTGGCTAAATGTGAATATCTTCGTGTCATTTCTAAAGTTGAATGTCCTAGAATCATTTGCAAACCGAAGGAATCACCACCATTCATTAAATACCTAGTTGCAAAGGTATGTCTAAACAAATGGGGTCCTAATCTTTTAATACCAGTTTTCTTTTTTAGTCGTGCAAAAAGCATCTTTACAACATCTTTTGATACTGGAGTTTTCTCCTGAGACATAAAAATTAAATTTGTTGGGTAATCTGGCATTGGTCTATATCCATTTAGATACTTAAATAATAGCTTTTTAGTATAAAGCCCCATAGGAACAATTCTGTCCTTTTCTCCTTTTCCTTTCACTTTTATGACATTTTGAGTGAAATGAACATTATCTATTCCAAGGGTTAGTACTTCGTCACGTCTTAATCCACTATCAAGCATTAAGGAAATCATACACTTGTTACGAAGTCCAAACTCCGTATTATCGTTTATAGCTTTATAAAGTATTGATATTTCATCTTCGCTCAAAATTTCAATAACTTTATTAGGTGCTTTGGGCAGTTTTATTTTACTACCAATGTCCTCCTGTATATAACTTTCTGCATATAACCAGTTCATAAAAACCCTAACATGCTTTATATAAGTTTGTATTGTTTTTTTGGATATTTGCTTTTCAATATTGTTATTAAAATGGTTATCCACTTGTTTACTGGATAAAAATATTTGATATGCTTTTATGTCACTGATTTCAATATCAATAACCAAAACATTTCCTATGAAATCCATAAAATATCTTAGCATCCTATTATAATTCATAATGGTTATTTTACTATTTCCCTTCAATTGTTGCTCAATGTTAAATAACTCTATTGCTTTATCTAAAGTAATCATGCAACTGCCCCTTTCCTTTTCCACTGGGTTTGTATGTATAGATTTTCATAATAATTGTCTTGTAATCTGCTTAAGAAGTTTTTATCACCATATTTTGTTAACTTTTCTTTTTTACTATAGGTATATTTCATAGCATCAATAATTGAATTAACTGCATTCTTTATAGATTCTAATATTGATTGTTTATCTATTTCATAAGTATTTATTTCAACATGACCAATAAATTCATTAGAGTACTCTAAATTATCTTTATGATAGTCCTTTAAAAATATTAAGAAACTATCATAGATTCCTTTATCAATATCTAGTTTATAGTTTTCTGGCTTATTTAAGCCCCTAGAAGTAAAATAGCGTTTTGTATTAAGCATTTCTTTATCTTGGTAAATTTTATAGTTATCTTCACCTTTTGAGTTTTCCTTAGACATATATTTACATGTGTATTTTGCAAAATCCTCAATGTTTTGTTTTTCTGTGATTCCTTCTACAAATACATAACCTTGACCCCAAATTTTAGACAATTCCTTGAAATCTACATAAGGCATATTGAAATAAAGTACATGATAATGCACAGCACCACGTTTTTGAAATTCGGGAATGCAGATGTATTTTAAAACATTACGATTCACTTTATAAAGCTGATAAGATAGTCTTTTATTGAACTTTGTAAACTCTGCATTGGCAGTTTTTAAGTCGGTTATGTTTTCTGCAAAGGTTAGGGTTAGGAATTTAGGTAGCTGTATATTTCCCTCAAAATCTGGAATGGCATTGACGTTACAGGATACAATATCAAATATCTTGTTTCTAGCCCTAGAGATGGCTTTATTAAAGTTATCTCTACTATGAGAACTTTCCCCCCTGGGACTTTTCAATCTAGGCTTTACGCCATAATTAAACTGCATAGACCTAGAGTATTTTTTAAGAATAATCTTTTTCCCTGCGATTTTCAAATGTAGGTTAGTAGATAGTAAATCCAACACCTTTAAAACCCCCTTTGGCATTAAAGAGGACACTTCGCATTAAGTGTCCCTGTAGTCGAGTGAAGAAAACCACTTGCCCCGAAGGACTCGTTTCTATCTCCATTCGCTTTTAACATATCAATAGACTTTCGCGGCATATCCTCAACAGAAAAACACTGTCTCCGGTATTCCACGATTCTATTGATATATTAAATTTTATGTGCTGAATTTTCCTTGCGAAGGGTGACAGGGGAGGAGGTAGAAATCTTGCTTTTTTTCTCCCTTCTCTTGTCAGCATAGCACATAAAAACACTCTTTTATATTTATCTATTTCTGTATGTAGTTGCTCTAGGTTCTAGGTTCACAGGTAGCTTGTCGAATCATGTCATGTATAGAATGTATATTGAACTTTATAAACCATGATTTTCAACGATTTTATGGCTTTTATCTAGCTTTAAGGCTTGATTTAAGGTAATTATGATGGTTATATTGGATATTTTAACCTATGGTGCTATGGGTCAATAAAATCATTTATGCACGATTATGACCTATTTCTAAAGCCTCCTAGCAAAAAGTAATTGCAATAGGTTCAAGGGTCTAATAGGTTGATCTATGTATATATATACGCATTAATGTATATGATTTTCTTAAACTAAATAATCTTTATCCATCGCATAACTACCATATAACCATAATAAATAGCAATAGCAACCAACCAAGCTTGTAATATAGCAAGTATTTGACCAACAGGCACAATCCAATTTATTACAGACAAATCTATTCCCATACTAGAAATAGCAGAAAATGGAGAATCTGGAAGTATAGAAACAACCAAACTCAAAACACCACCCAAAGCTTTTATTATTAAATTAATAAGATGAAGAAAAAAATTAAATAACATAAAATTTCCCCCTAAGAAGTTAAATAATATATTCTCTAGTAACAGATATAAGTCCAACATTAAAAATCATAAGGATAGACCAACGCATTATAGTAGCTAATGTATTAAACTTTGAAAAATCCCACGTAACCGTTTCTCCTAAAATTTCAAAAGAATATACGGGAGCCGAAGTTGAACCAATAAGACCTTGTACAGAAGAATATAAATCCCATGGAATACTAAAAGGAAATTTATTTAAAAGCCCAACAGTCCGTAAAGGTTCAAAATTCAATTGAACTAAATTATCCGGTTGAACTAAAAGACCTGTAAAAAATGCCCATATAGAAGATAACAAACCTGTTATCCCTGTTAAATCTGGTGTTGCAGGAATATCTGGAAATTCTGGATTATAAGGATAATCAATAGGTGGATTTAAAGGCGGATTATCTACAGGATTATCTATAGGGTTATCTATAGGTGGGTCTATTGGTATACTAGTTGTACCATTCCATACGTCACTAGGAGTATCAACAGAAGGATTATAATCTTGTATAGGATTATCTAAATAAGGTGTGGGCATAGGTTCATGTAATGGATTATTAACCCAACCTGTAGGAATAGGTGGTACAAGATATTTACCTTCATCTGGATTATCTGGTTCATCTACAGTCTTACCATCCCACCAAGGAGAATCCAAAGGTATAGATGTAGATGAAACATTAACATAATTTTCTAAGCCTAAATATCCAGCTCCCAAAAAATCATCATTTGATGCCACAGGATGATTAACTGTTTTTGTTTGATAACCCCCATTATACGTCCTTACAGTCAAATCAGATACATAATGTTTACCATTCCAAGATATGCTAACGCTAGGCGAACCATGGTCAAAATAATTCCTCAATGCTGTCGAAGTACCAGAACGAACTATAACATTAAAATTCTGTGAATTTGTTAATGCATCAAAACCCCAAGCAGAAATATATGGATAAGGCGATTCATCGTTAAAATATCTTAAATGCGTAAGTGCTGTAGGATCATCAACAGATATTGTATTTTCCCCTATTTTAAAACCATTGTCCGATTGAGTTACAAGCTGGGGCATATATCCTTGATGAACACCTTCTCCTAATCCTTGCACATAATTATAAATCGAACTATACAAAGCAGATGAAATGGCAACATAGCCCATAGTACCATATTCCTTAATATTTCTTAATTCTTGAACCAGTGCACTATCTGCAATAGACTCCCAATTTCTTTGTAATTCATAAGCACCGCCCATTAATAAAGCTGAACCTCCTACATATTTTACTATTGCTAAAAATGTAGCTAAAGTTAATCCTCCATCTGCATATGTTTCTACTGTTTGAAACCCTGCAATACTAGTCGTAAATAAAATTGTAAATATTAAAAGCCATATAAATTTTTTTTTCAATATATTCACCTCTTCTAAATTCTATAAAGAAAAAAATTGCACGCTACGCTATTTTTTTCTTTATAGAATTTTTCTGTTTTAAATCAGAGAATTTTTTATATGAATTATAGATTTCAGCATATTTCTTTTTATAAACAAAAAACTCATGACCCATTTTTTCTCTAATACCGTACCATTTCTGAACTTGAACAAATAATGATATGCCTAATGCTTCTAAAATTACTCCAAACAGTCCATAATTGTTACATTTACGATGAGCATAATCATATTCAAATAAACAACGAATTTGCGGGTCTATTAATCTATCAAATTGACTAACAAGAATAACATCAAAACCTAAATGCCTATGTTGCGTAAAAAAGTCAATCCATTTTTCTCTATATAGTCTATCTTCTTGACATTTCAGTTTTACAACAGTAGGAGAAAGGATTGACTGTGCTTCATCTATAACAATAAGGGTCTGACTTTCTATACCCACTTTATGAAATTTTAAGGCATAATTTATAAAATACTCTGGTTTTGTATGTTTTAAGGAAAATGTATATAGTTTTCCAATATTTTTATAGTTTTCATTTTTCAATTTGAAACCTATTTTTTTTCTTATTTTATTCCATTTAACAATCTTAGGATTTTTACGAATATAATCGTAATTGGCTTGAAAATTACAAGCAATTACATTTTTTTGACGTTTAACAAGTTTAAATATAATCTCTTGAGAGACTTTTAAAGATTTCCCGCTACCAGGGGTTCCTGAATAAAAATAAATCAATTAGAATCTCCTCCTATTTAAAGAGGATAGGGACATTATCCCTACCCCTTTAACAAGATGTTACTTTTTAACCAAACCTTTGAAAATGCTAAGACCATTCTTCCAAAGCATGTAAGCACCAGCAACTACTAAAGCAGCGGCACCACCAGCCGCAATAACATCTAACATGTCACCTTGCAAAGCAGTAATAGCAGAACTCATTCCTTCTGGCATAAATATAACCTCCTTATTTTTTTATTATTTTAACGGTTCCGTAAAATCTTAAGAAAAATTGCTAATCCTAAAGCACTAAAATATAATACGAAACCGATTAAAAAACCATGTTCAATCCCATGAATAAAATCATTTGTACCCATCAGACCACCTACTTACAACACCATGTGCAATCAAAATCCCTGATATAAAACCACCTACATATAGAATCGCTCCATAAATACGTTGAACTTCTCCTATTAAAAAATGATAATTTTCTTCCATTATGCTTTCTGTAGCTTGATGCTAGTAAATCTGTTTTTTACTATCAATATTGCATCTACCATTTCACCTTGTGAAAAATCTGCTTTTGAATCATCATCTAACATAAATTGTTCGTTTTTGTATGTCTTAGGGTCTGCTAGTTCAACGAATCGCAGGGTTTTCTTTCCTTCTCTTTCTAATATGTTTTTCTCTACAAATACCAATCCTTTTTTAATAAATTCCATTTTTAAAAACCTCCTTGTAATTTTATATTTAATACTCTAAATACACTGTAAACTCAAATTCTCTAACTTCAACTTGTGATACTAACCCAAGGGGTGAACCTGCAATCTCTTGTGTATCTTTTAAAAATCTAACAAACATAAATTGTTCCTCTTCAATTTCAATATGCTTAATTTCTATACTGTCAACTCCTTTAACATATACATTTCTAAGGCATACTTCTTTTAATTTATGTAGGTTAATTGTGATTTTCTTTTCTTGCTTTAGTTGGTCTAATGTGATTAACTTTTGGTTATATTCGGTTAACATTTTATTGACCTCCTTTATTAATCTAAAAAAGATATATAATCAACAAAATCTTTGCCACAATTAGGACAATGCCAAAATGATAAATTTCCTTCGTTAATTTCATTTTCATTTGGTTCTCTTTCATATCCTTGACAACCACAATCATCACAAACATGTGTAATTCCTCTAGCAGTTCTTCGTTTCATTTTATTGACCTCCTAATATTAATTATAGATTGTGTCCTCATGAAATACAGGCAGACTATCGGCAATATATCGGACTTCCTTTTAATCCCATCGCATTTGTGATATAATTTTATATACCTATTTTGTATCTTGCTTTTCAGATTCAACACTATCAATTAGCTAGTGTTATACTCATGATACACTATCATTTTGCATGTGTCAATACTTTTTAGAAAAATTTTTTTTTGGAGTGTTTATAATGGTTTTATTTGCTCAAAGATTAAAGGAAATCAGAGTTTCCCAGAAAATCACACAAAAAGCTGTAGCTGAATTTCTAAACATAAAAGAAACTTCATACCAACATTACGAATACGGAAAACGTGAACCTAATTACGAAACCCTTTTCAAGCTCTGTCATTACTTCAACGTCTCCGCCGACTATCTACTAGGGCTGTCGGATGACCCTATAATACATAGAAAGGAAGATACCCATGAACAATGAAGAAAAAATACTATCAATGATGGAAGCTGTTGACAAACTAGAGCAAGATCAAACAAGACTAGAAACCGAAGTTCAGGAAATCAAATCGAATATCATATACATAAAGAAAGAATTACACTACATATGGAGTGGTATCCGAAAACTTGACAATCAAACAAGTTGAAAATAAATTTCCCAATTATAATTCTTCCTGAATAAAAAACGTTCGTGTTTTTTTGCTTTTTATAACTTCATGGGTCGCAGATGGCTATAGAAACTGTTACAGGTGAAAATATGACTGATATTGCATTATTAAAATTTGTTAAATAAAAACAACACCAATTAAGGTGTTATTTTTTTATGTCTTTATTTATAATTTTTGCCTCATTAACCTTTGTTTGGTATTACTCGTGTAAATATATCACTACAAAATAAAGGGATTGTAAAAAACAGAACATACGTTCGGCATAACTGGCAGTCAAGAGGTCAGGGGTTCAAG